CATCGCAGTACAGGTGAGCTGATAATGAAGTTATTCAAAAGAAATGATACAAGGCCACACTGGGAAGTTATGGCTGACGATGGTATGAATAAGTTTTTAAAGTTTTGCATTGCTTGTGTGTTTCTATACTTTGGTTATCATACAGTAATAGCATTGATTGAGAGGTTTTCGTGAAACTAAGATATTCAGAAGCATTTTATTCTGTACAAGGAGAAGGACGCTTTGTTGGCGTTCCTTCTGTTTTCTTACGTACATTTGGTTGTAATTTCCGTTGTATGAACTTTGGGTTGCCAAGAGGCGAGCCTATGCGAGATGTTAAGCAAAAGCAAGGTATCATACATAATCAAGAAGTACAAGGATTGATTGATAATAACGTTCATAAGGATACAAAAGAATTTAACGACTTGCCAATCATACATACAGGTTGTGATACTTATGCTAGTATCTATCCTGAATTTAAACATTATAATATGCTTAAAGGAGTCGATGAAGTAGTAGAACATCTTTGTAGTCTTACACCTAATGGTAAGTGGGTTCAAGACAATGGTCAAGATGTTCATCTTATCATGACAGGCGGAGAGCCGTTGTTAGCGTGGCAACGTCTTTACGTTGAATTATTCGAACATCCACGTATGAAGGATTTGAAAAATGTTACATTTGAAACAAATACTACGCAACTTCTTCACACAGATTTCAAAAATTATCTACAGGATCAAGACAGATTTGAAGTCACTTGGTCTTGTTCCCCAAAGCTCTCTGTTAGTGGAGAACCTTGGAAAACTGCTATCAAGCCTGAAGTGGCTAGTGATTATGCTGATGTGGATAATAGCTTTATGTATCTTAAGTTTGTTGTTGCTGATAGAACTGATATCGAGGAAGCTGGTAGAGCTGTCGAAGAGTACAAAGCCGCTGGTGTTGAATGTCCGGTCTATCTTATGCCGTTGGGCGGACGGAGTGAAGAATATAATCTTAATGTTCAAGAGGTGGCTAACATCTGTATGGAGAAGGGTTGGAGGTTTACGCCAAGACTCCATATCAGCTTATTCGGAAACGCATGGGGAACATGAGGCATATAAAGAAAAAAATGAAAGTCCAGATGGACTTGATAAATTACGAAGGAAAGGACTGATATGAAAGACATGTTAGATAAACTGCTTGGTAAGACAGCTAAGAAGGAAACTAAAAAGTTATCTGCTGAAGAAGAACGCAGAGCGGTCCTAGCAAAAGAAAAAGAAGAAGCAACAAAGAATGGTCAACCATGGGTTGGTGTTTTGGATACAAAAGTAAATCCAGAAAATATTCGTAATGGTTTCTTTGAACTAGATTGGAATAACGAGTTTATTGAACAGTTATTAGATGCTGGTTATTCAGGTGAAACGAATGAACAAATCGTTGATGCCTGGTTTAAAACTATTGCTAGACAAGTTTTGGAAGATGGTGGTGAAGATGCTTCTAGAGGTGCTGGATTCATAGATACAAGCAAAATTGATGAAGATAAGACAAAAGTTTCTTGACAAATACAACAATAGAAAGTATAGTAATAATATGACTTACATACTCGTAGATACAGCAAATACCTTTTTCCGTGCTAGGCATGTGATTAGAGGTGACTTGGATACCAAGATTGGTATGGCTTTACATATCACTCTTGGAGGTATAAAGAAAGCATGGCAAGACTTTGAAGGTGCCCATGTTGTATTTTGTTTGGAGGGACGCAGTTGGCGTAAGGATTATTACGAGCCGTATAAGAGAAACAGAAGTGATGCTCGTGCGGCATTGACAGAAAAAGAACAAGAAGAAGATAAAGTCTTTTGGGAAATATTTGACGAATTTAAAAACTTTGTTTCTAATAAAACTAATTGTTCAGTATTACAACATCCACAACTAGAAGCAGATGATCTTATAGCAGGTTGGGTACAATCACATCCTAATGATGATCATGTGATTATTTCTACTGATGGCGACTTTGCTCAGCTGATTGCTCCTAACGTAAGACAGTACAATGGAGTAAGTAATACTATTATCACACACGAAGGTTACTTTGATGACAAGAAACGTGAACCTATCATTGATAAAAAGACAGGTAAGGCTAAGCCAGCACCTAATCCTGAATTCATGTTATTTGAGAAATGTATGAGAGGCGACACAAGTGATAACGTGTTTAGTGCTTATCCTGGTGTCAGAACAAAAGGTACAAAGAACAAAGTAGGTTTGATTGAAGCTTTTGAAGATAGAAAAACAAAAGGATTCAATTGGAATAATCTTATGTTACAAAGATGGATTGATCATGATGGTAACGAGCATCGTGTACTAGATGATTACAATAGAAATGTCGTATTGTGTGATCTATCAGCACAGCCTGGTAACATTAGAAGCATCATCAATGATGTTGTAGAAGAGGCTATGGAAAAACCTAAAAGCATTTCGCAAGTAGGTTTACATCTAATGAAGTTTTGTGCTAAACACGAACTCACAAGAATATCAGATAACGTTCAGCATTATGCTGAACCTTTACAGGCAAAATATGTTTAAGGAGGCATTATGATAAAAGCAAAACCAATTTTAAAAAATAAATTTTGGATTATAGAAAATAACGGCGAAAGAATAGGCACTTTATCCAAACAAGAAGATAAGAGATACATGTATAGTTGTGCCACTGGTACAGAATATTTTAATGATACAAAATCCTTTAATAACTTTATTGGAGATGTAAGTTGGGATAAAGCAAGTATTTCAGACGGGTCGAAAGACAAAAAAGAGATACACGGATTTTCAACTTCAACTACTCCGCACAATATAGTTTATAATGTTCAAAAGAAACTTCCTTTGTTTACAAAAAGTAAGAAAAGTAAAAGTTTGTATTGTGCTGGTTACTATATAATTAAATTTGATAAAGGATGGGTAAGAAGTTTTTGTCCTAAACTTGTTACTCTTGAAAGTTATGATTACAAAGGTCCTTTCAAAACAGAGTTTACTATGAGAGAGGAATTAAAAAATGCAAACAAAAGAAGCAATTAATACAATACCAATACAAAAATTTATCCAGCAGGTCAAAGTTGCTGATGCTGGTAATCATAGAGAAATTAAGATGTCTATTCAAGAAGCTAAAAATCTTATGTACTCTATGAATACTGTAATAGCGAATACACAAGGTAGACTGGAACAACTGATCATTGATAATAAAGGCGGTGATGAAACTGTTACTATATCAATGGATGGCGGCTCCGACTGGAAGTAAACTGATAGTTTTTCCATAAAAAAGAGATAAATATATGCGTAGTTAATAAAGAGGATTACGCATATGAGTAGACCGAAACCAACAGTAATATTAGAGCATATAGATAAGAACAACTATAAATGCGAGCAAATTTTAAAAGCAGATGCTATTTGGGCAGTGTTTTATCAAGGAGCTCCTTTTAACTTAAAAACCTCAAATGCTTTAACAAATTATCCAGGACCAAAATACAAAAAAGTGTCTTTCTCAAATCCAGGACATGCTCATAACCTAGCAAAAAAGCTGAACGAAATGTTCAAATCAACAGAGTTTGAAGTGTACAAATTGACAGACGGTGAAACGGTTACTGATGAATGAACTGGAAAGAAACATACACTAAGATTTTCCTCAAACAGGCAAACATAGGAATAAGTGAAGCATCACTTAAAGAATATATGCCTGTTTGGTGGCAGAACACAAGGGGTAAATCAACCGGAGGATTGCGACTTACCGATGATGGATTTGATTTCCTTGTGGAAAAGATTGATCTTCAAATGTATGAAATACCATTCCCAAAAGACTTCACACTAACAACACAGGTCATAATATTTTTGGACAAATTCATTAATTGTCCGTACTACATCACTCCACGAAGCATATACGTAACGGACGAAAAGAAATCAATGGAACTACACCTTTTTTCCGGCGATTTACGCAAGTATGGACTAAACAAAGCCATTCAAAGACAAAAAGAATAACATTTTGGTAAAAAAGAGGTTGACTTCTGCCTAAATGATGCTATACTGTATACATAGTTAGAAATTAGGCACTGACTTAGAAAAAGGAGTACAACATGGAAAATATCGCACTTAGAACAGTTTCACCGAATGGCGCAAAGAGAAGCATTCGTAGGGCGTTCAAGAAACAAAGACCAATCTTTATTTGGGGACCTCCAGGTATTGGTAAATCAGAAGTAGTTCATCAAATTGGTGATGAATACAAAAAAGCATTAGTAATTGACATTCGATTGTCATTATGGGAACCTACAGACATCAAGGGTATTCCATACTTTGACGCAGTACAGGGTAGAATGGTATGGGCACCGCCGGTAGAACTTCCGGATGCCGAGACTGCTAAGAAGTACGATATTATTATCCTGTTTATGGATGAAATGAATTCGGCTCCGCCAGCAGTACAGGCGGCGGCATATCAGTTAATTCTTAACCGTAGGGTTGGAACTTATCACTTGCCAAAGAACGTTGTGATCGTTGCGGCAGGTAATAGAGAAGCTGACAAGGGCGTTACTTATAGAATGCCTGCTCCGTTGGCTAACAGATTCGTTCACTTAGAAATGAAAGTGGACTTTGATGATTGGTTTTCTTGGGCTACTGACAACAAGATTCACACAGACGTTGTCGGTTATTTGAATTTTGCTAAGAAAGACTTGTATGACTTTGATCCTAAGAGTCCGAGTCGTTCTTTTGCTACACCGCGTTCTTGGTCATTCGTTTCCGAGTTACTCGAAGACGATGATGACGAGAATACCACTACCGATTTGGTAAGTGGTGCAATCGGCGAAGGACTTGCCGTTAAGTTTATGGCGCACCGTAAGGTTGCTTCTAAACTTCCTGATCCAACTGCCATTCTAAATGGTAAGGTAAAGGAAATTGAGACTAGAGAAATCAGTGCCATGTATTCCTTGACAGTCTCGCTATGCTATGAACTGAAAGAAGCTTGTGATAGAAACGATAAGAAATTTGACGATAAGGTCAATAACTTCTTAAGATTCGCAATGGACAACTTTGATACTGAGTTGGTTGTTATGGGCATCAAGTTAGCCCTCACTCAATATGCTCTTCCAATCGATCCAGACGAAGTTGAATGTTTTGATGAGTTTCACAACAGGTTTGGCAAGTACGTAACTGCCGCTCAAGCGGCTTAGTCGTAGGAAGTTTGGACAGTCTTCCATAAAAAACTGTCCATTTTCTATTGACAAACTATGTTAAATATGTTATTATATAAACATAATAAGGCACTGAATAGGAGGCAACAATGACTATAGACGCTAAAGGCTTTGAACCTAAAGAACTAACAGATGATGAACTTAAGGTTATGCGAGCCGATGTACAGGATAGAATCATTGTAGCAAGAGTAGGGTTACTTCTTAGACATCCGTTTTTTGGTAACATGGCAACCAGATTAAAGGTTGAACATTGTGACGATTGGTGTCCTACAGCCGCTACAGACGGCAAACATTTATTTTACAATACACAATTCTTTAATGCTCTTTCCAACAAGGAAATTGAATTTGTTATAGCACATGAAATTCTTCATTGTGTTTTTGATCATATCATTAGACGTGAAGACAGAGATCCAATGATCTTTAACATCGCTTGTGATTACATCGTAAACAATACTTTAGTACGTGATAAGATCGGCGAACCTGTAAAGATGATTCCAATATTCCAAGACTGGAAATATGATGGCTGGACTTCAGAAGAAGTGTATGATGAAATACATAAAAAAGCAGAAGAGAACGGCAAAAAATTCTTAGAGCAACTTGGTGAACTATTAGACGAACACGTTGATTGGGAGAAAGCACCTAAAGGACAAAAAGGTTCTAAAGGTAAGGGCAAGGGTAAAGGACAAAGACCAACTTACACAAAAGAAGAGCTAGGTAAGATTAGAGATGAAATCAAAGAAAACATGATTTCAGCCGCACAGGCGGCAGGTGCTGGAAATATTCCAGGTGAGATTGAAAGAATGATCAAGGATCTCACCGAACCTAAAATGAACTGGAGAGAAATACTTAGACAACAAATCCAAGCTACAATCAGAAATGATTATACATTTAGTCGTCCATCACGTAAAGGATGGCACACAGGTGTGGTGCTTCCAGGTATGAATTTTGATCAACAGATAGATTGTGCTATTGGACTTGATATGAGTGGTTCCATTGGAGATGATCAGGCAAAGGTTTTCCTTTC